AGAAGCTCTCAGAGAAATTATTTGATGTCGAAATTTTGCAAGTTGGACGCCATCTTGCATAGTTACAATATTATTAATATATCCATATTTTGCAAATTGGAGTATAATACTCCAAGTTTGGAGTATAATACTCCAACTTGCACAAATTTTATGCAAATTATACTCCAAACTGCATTCTTCATGGATTTTACTCCAAAAAAAGAGGTGGTTTCTTATGTCTCCAAAAGTAAGAATACAGATTTACGTGGACTCTGATATCTGGGAAGCCTTCAAGAATTACGTATTCCAGAAATACGGAACTCTACACAAGTATCTCGGAGACGAGTTATCGAGGGCAATTGACGAATACCTCACTCATTCCCGACCTGCACACACTCAAGCTTTAGAGCACATACTTTCCAAGCCCAACAAGAGGCACCTTCAGCTCTTGATATGGCTTCTCAAGACACACCCATATGAGGTCTTATATTCTGAAATCAGGCAATACATCATAGACAATTTTGGAACAGATCAAAGAACGGTCAAAAAATACCTGCACGATTTTCTTATTTCGTCTGGTTTTGTCGAGATCAAGAAATCACTGAGAGGAAACGCAGAGCACATATTGGGAGTAAACGCTGAGAAGATCTATGAATATTTAACCAAGCATATTTCGGAAAAAGAGCTTAAGGAGAATGGAATTTTCAAGGAAGCAATCACTCCACCAAAAGAACAGATAAAAGAAGTTGAAGAGATAAAAGCTTATGCTGTAATGAGGTATGAGGCAGGAGATTCTATAGAGGAAATTAAAGATAAGCTGTCTGATTTTGGTCTCGATCTCACAAAAAAAGCTGTTAAATCCATGTTGAGAAAAGTGAGGGGTGATTATGTCTAACTTTTATACTGAGAATATCAAATACGCCCCGGTAAGGGTAACGATCTACATTCCGAGACAACTTTACGAGGAAGCTCTGAACGGGGCAGTCTGTGCAGGGTTCGGCAACCTGGAGAGGCTGATCATATCCCTTCTGGAGAACTTTGTTGAGGAACTGAAGGAGGAGGGTTATGATTTGAGGCCGTTCTGGGAGAGAGTTGCTTCGGAAGAGAAATGGGAGGTGAGGATATGAGAGGAGACATATACACGATTGGATACGCGGGCAAATCGATCAATCAGTTTTTAGAATTGCTGAAATCGAGAAACGTTAAGATACTTGTCGATGTCCGCTTCAGTCCCGTGAGCCGTAAGCCTGAGTTCAGCAAGAGCAAGCTAAAAGAGACTTTAGAAATGAACGGAATTAAATACGTGCATTTCAGAGAGCTCGGAGTGCCGAAAAATGTTCGAAGTAAACTGATAGAAACTGAGGATTACGAGTGGTTTTTCAGGTGGTATGACGAAAACGTTATCGCAGTTCAGACAGAGAAGCTGAACGAGCTGTTATCTCTCGACAGACCGTTTGCGGTGATGTGCGTCGAGTCAGATCCAGCAAGGTGTCATAGATCTCGAATTGCAAAGTGGTTAGCAGAAAAAAGAGGATTCAGGGTGTATGATTGCTGAGGTGGCTCAAGATGGCGATTAAATGCAGAGCTCGGGAATGCAGATTCAACAACGGTGGGTGGTGCGATTCGGAGTATGTGGAGATAGATGAGAAGAGAACATGCGAGTATTTTGAGGAAGATAAGCCCTGAAGGGGGTAAATCATGGGCATTAAAGTGGTCGATCTCTTTTGCGGTTGCGGCGGCTTCAGTCTCGGATTTGACTACGCCGGTTTCGAAATAATCTTTGCCCTTGACAGCTGGAAGACTGCTTGCGAGAGCTACCAGACAAACTTCCCTTCTGTGGAAGTTGTGTGTGAGGATGCTTTGAACCTCACCGCAGAAGATATCCCTGATGCAGACATAATAATCGGCAGCCCGCCCTGTCAGGATTTCAGTGTTGCAAATATTAAAAGAAACTATGACACATCGCTGATAGAGTGGTTCTGGAATGTGGTGAGAGAGAAGAATCCGAAATACGTCATAATGGAGGAGGTCCCGCAGGTCAGGAGGTTCCTGCCGCCGGACATTCCAGTGGTCCGCATTTACAGAATGTGTGACTACGGGGTTCCACAGATAAGGAAGAGATTATTCGCAGGTCAGTTTGTCGAACCCGTCAAACAGCCAACGAAAATAGTCTTTCCAGCCGTTCCCGCGTCGGAGTGGAAGGGAACAGCAGGTAAAAGACAGAAGTGTCGATTATCTTGGGCGTTTGGGAGAAAGAGTTTGATACCCGAAGCGAAACTCATTCAGACTTTTCCCCTCGACTACTACCTCGCAGGATCGCTGAAGGAGCAGTATGAACAGATCGGCAACGCTGTCCCACCTCTGATGGCATACCGTTTGGCAGAGGCGATAAAGATTAGAGAAGAGGGGAAGGTTCAGATTTTTTGTTTGGAAGAGTGATCCACTCGCGAAATAGAGCTATTTTAAAAGTCAGCCGTAACAAACGCAACTATGCGTAATGGCATAACGGATCCACGCTGCAAGATCTGCAGGTCGGATTATGTTGAGGAAATCAATCAGATGCTGATCGAAGGCCGTCCCTATAGCGAAATCATCGCAAAGTTCCCGCAGCTAAAGCTAAACAAGACGAACATCACGCGTCACAAGAATCACTTCAATTTCGTGAAGAAGGGTGTGGAGAAATACGAGAGGCTGAAGCAGCAGCTCGAAGAGGGAGCTGACAGAATCGTTGACGAGCTCAAGGCCCTTGATGCGACAATTGCAAGAATGTATCAGTATCTCATGGAGATAGATCCTGTCCAGAAGCCCCGTGCAGTTGAGGTGGTTGCGAACACGATGCTCAGGGCAATAAAGCTGAAGCACGAAATAGCTGGCAACATAAACGACCCCGCATCGAAACTGCTCGAGCTCTTCGCTGAAGCGGATGAATGATCTTATCTCAGAACTCAGCCGAGACAGGAAGAAGCTCAAAAAAGCGATCAGGGACCCAGTCCTCTTCACGAAGGTATTCCTGAACCACGAACCGCATCCTGCTCAAGAACAAATCCTTAAAGACAAGCATCAGTTTATCACTGTTGTAGCCGGCAGAAGATTTGGTAAAACCAAGGCGATGGCATTCTCGGCAATCCACTATGCAGTAACTCATCCCAACTCAATTCAGTTTATTCTCGCTCCTAGTTACAACCAAGCGAACATTATGTTCTGGGAGATCACCACAATACTCTCTAAGTCGATTTTGGTCCACCTGATAGAGAGAATTTACAAGACTCCGTTTAGCAAGATAATCTTCAAAAACGGGAGCGAGATCCACGCCAGGTCAACAACAAAGCCCGAGTATTTGCGCGGACACAAGGCCCACAGGGTGATATTAGATGAAGCAGCATACATTCCAGATGAGGTCATCAGCCATGTCGTTGAGCCGATGCTCGCGGACTTTAATGGCTCTTGGATCAAAATCGGGACGCCGTTCGGGAAGAATCACTTCTACGACAGCTACCTCAAGGGCCAGAGCCCCGAGTTTCCAGATTATTCGAGCTATTGCTTTCCCTCCACAGCCAACCCGCACATCTCGCATGAGTTCATTGAAAAGAAAAAGCAGGAATACGGGGAGAACAGTATAATCTTCAGGACTGAATATCTCGCGGAATTTGTCGAAGACCAGAACGCGGTTTTCAGATGGTCAGACATACAGAAGAACATCGCAGGCATTGAGCTTGTTGAGAGAGCAGAACACACAAGCAGAAGATATGTTATCGGCTGCGATCTGGCAAAATACCAAGATTACACGGTCATCGCCGTTCTGGATGTGACTGAGAAGCCTTACAGGCTTGTTCACTTTGAACGTTTTAACCGCAGGCCATACGCTGAAGTTGTAATGAAGATCAAGGACTTATACAATAGATTCAACCGTCCAAGGGTGCTGATAGACTCGACAGGGGTCGGAGATCCCGTGCTGGAAGACCTGACAGACATCGGGGCTGAGGGCTATGTTTTCACGTCGAAATCGAAGATTCAGCTAATTCAGCGCCTGCAGGCCGCGATTGAGAATGGGGAGGTCAAGTATCCGTACATTGAAGAGCTAATCAAGGAGCTGCAGTTTTTCGAGTACCAGCTGACTCGAAATGGCATAAAGATGGAAGCGAGGCAGGGATTCCACGACGACTGTGTCATTGCCCTGGCCCTCGCAGTCTGGGCTGCTGAAAAATTCTCGGCTGGAGGATACATCAGCCTCGGAGTTTCTAAGTTTTAAAGTCTATTTTCATCAAGTTTTCCATGCTTGAGAGAATCAAGAAGATAGCATCATCGTTCAGAACAAAGTCTGCAGATTACAGAGCTGAGAAAGTTCAGATATTTCCGTTCTCGAACCTGAGCCAGAACCTCGCATTCAGCACAGGGGTTCTGAGCAATTACTCCGCCTACGAAGAAGCATACTTTACAAGCGTGGACGTCAGCACGGCAATCGATTTAATCGCGCAGTTTGCCGTGACAGAATACAACTTCACAGGATCCGAAGGAGATATCAAAAAAGCTGAAGAGTTTGCGAGACGAGTGAAGCTCCAAACTCGCCTTATTAACGACGTGAGGTCGATGCTGATCTACGGCAACAGCTACGAATACATTGCAGGCGAGCAGGAAATAGAGCTGCAGTATCTCAACCCGAAGCGGGTGCAAATAAAAGTTGATGAATACGGCGAAATCGTCGCTTATGGGTACACTTCAGGAACCGAGCAGGTTGATTTACCTCCTGAGAGGGTTCTCCACTTCGCTTATGGCAGAATAGGCAACTCTCCATACGGTTATTCGTTAATTCATCAGGTCTACAATCTGCTGAAGCTCAAGCAGAAGTTAGAGCTGATGGCCGCAATCCTTGCTTACAAAATGGGCCATCCAATGCTACATGCAAAAGTCAAAAACCCGATGCTCATTTCCGAGGTCGAGAAAGTTCTGCAGAACAGGGTTCAGACGAACTACGCAGCGACGAGAGTTGAAGATCAGATCGCGATAGTGAACCAGATCGTGACCGATGAAGCGGTAGAACTTACTGTTCTCAACACGGATCTCGACCTGCCTGGTCTTGTCGAAATGATAAAATACCTGCAGAGCCAGATCGACAAGGCCCTCAAAGTCCCCCGTGTCTTCTACGGCGAACCTGAAGGCTCGAACAGAGCAACATCGTTCAATCAGCTCAAAACGTTCTCACTTTTCTTAAACAGCATCAGATCGCAAATAAAAGAAGAACTCGAAGCAAAGCTGTTCCCGCTGCTCGGCGTTGATGTTGAGATAGTCTTTGACGAGATAACGATTGACGAAGAGTTTGCATGGGGGGAATTGGCCGTTCAGCTGTTCCAGGCAGGGATAATCGACACGAATGAGGCGAGGCAGTTGATAGGATTCCCCCCGCTTAAAGAAGAATGAAGCCTGACAATCTTCCTAACTTTGCAACGTCACCGATCCCAAAAACTCTACAACTTGAATTTGCGAGACAGCTGAAGCAGTTGAGCGTCTCAGCGCGTCAGCGCATCGAGTTTATACTGAAAACAGCTAACAGAATAAACGATGACGTTATCGCAGAGATACAAAAAGTGCTCGAGCAGGAGTTAGGTCCCGAGCAGGCTCGAAAATTCATCGAACGCTACACACCGATTTTCTGGGAGCGCGGAGCGATGTTTGCCGAAAGAATGCTGAAAAAGTATGGGATAGAGGTCAGGATTCCTGGTCAGATGTTTCAGATCCTTGACAAAGAAGTTCTCGATCAGCTCGAAAAGCTGCAGCTCGACCTCGTCAAATCGCTCACAGAGGACCAGAAGAGGAAACTGGCTTTGAGAATACGAGAAGGCTTGCTGATAGGAAAGACAACTGACGAGATAGTCAAATCAGCTTTGGAAGTTGTAGATGACACAAAATGGAAGCTTGAGAGAATAGTGAGAACCGAGACAACGAGAGTTTTCAACCTCGCAGCCCTCAACCGCTACGAAAAAGCTGGAATTAGGAAGTGGCGGTGGTTTGCGGCATTGGATGAAAGAACATGCCCGATTTGTTCAAGCAAGCACGGTAAAGTTTTCAGCGACCCGTCCCAGCTCCCGCCACATTCTTCGCATCCAAACTGCAGATGCACCATAGTTCCGCACATCGAAAAAGAGGTTGAAGAGCCAGCCGCAGCGGTTGGCGAGATCACAGGAGACAGGGAGCTGGACGAAAAGATAACCAAGGCAATAAATGAGTTTGAAAAAGCGCTCAAGGAAGAAGAAAATTTCTCACGTGCTCTTAACAGATTCGTCCATGGCAGAGTTATAAGTCCCGAAGAGGCTGAGAAGCTTGGAAAAATGTATATTAAGAATTATTTCGGAGGGGGTGGTGGAGAAGCAGTTCAGAGTTACATTAGGCACGTTCTCCCGTACAGGATCAATCCGAAAGTGCTCGAAAAAGCTGGAAAAGTGAATGGAATTAGATTAAAACCCTCAAAAAGTTGGAATGGAAAGTATGATCCTATTGAAAAATCTATAGATATAAGCAAATTTACAGATAATCCAGCAAGAACGTTCATGCACGAGCTTGGACATCATCTCGAATGGAATGCTTGTCTCGAAGATTCAAGAAAATTTTTCCTTGCGAGAATAAGAAAACACGGTTACAAATTAGAGTTGTTGAGAAAGCATGAAAAATACGCGCACTTAGGCTATAGTGTTTTCCACTTTGATGGTTTTGATCACGTGGATCCTTACGCTGGCAGGATTTACTTAGGGAAATATGAGAAGGAACACATTCGAAGATTGGCACAGGTCGTGAAAGATCCGAAATTAATCGAGAACCCAGAGTTTAGAGATAATCTTACAACAGAGATGGTGAGTGTTGGAATGGGATATTTTGCAAGAGAAGAGAGCATGAAAGAGCTCTGGGAAAAAGACAGAGAGCTCTTCGGGTTCATTCTCACTGTGTTAAGGGGGTAGAAAATAATAAATAATCCAAAGTAAAGTAAAAGTGAAGGTAGTATGGCTGAATGGAGAGTTGTTTTAAAGCACAAGAATGGAGTAGACAGGATTGAGATTATAGGTATCGGTCCAGATCCGCACTGCCCGACTGACATCATAAAAACTTCAAGGGGACCGATCGGTAAGAAGATCCTCGAAGAGGTGCTTAATAGAATTTATATAGAACGTGATTATCCCCCACCAATTATTCCCATCTTCTCGCCAGACGATATGTATCTGTTCTTTTATCATTTAGCAATGATTGCCGACAGAAACCCAGATTGGGACATTGAGGATAATCTGCCACAGCTCCCAGACCCATATGAAGAGCATGATAGTGACGTAACTTTAGTGATCTGAAATCCGATTTTTTAAAGTCTATTTTCTCTTTCTGACGCATGGAGTTGGTAATCAAGTCGCTGGAAGTTAGCGACAGCGAAAAGAATGTTTACGTCGAGGGCTATGCTTCAGCAGCGGTCAAGGACCTCGACGGCGACGTGATCACAGAAGAAGCTTTAAAGCATGCTGCTGAGGACCTCACGCAGGAGCCTTACAACAAGGTCTTTCTGAATCACAAACACACGGACATTCCGATCGGTAAGATTGTGGAGGCGGAGGTCAGGGATGGAAAGCTCTGGGTCAAGCTAATGCTGAACAAAGCTCATCCGCTATTTGAGACAGTCTACAGATCGCTCAAAGATGGTTTTCTCGATGCTTTCAGCATAGGCTTCAAGGTCCTGGAGCGGAAGGGGGATAAGATTACCAGACTGAAGATACTCGAGGTCTCGCTCGTAGGGGTTCCTGCAAATCCCGAAGCTGTAGTTGAGGACGTTTATGTAAAGAGCGGAACGAGCAGTTACGATTCAAAAATCGCAGCTGTTGAGCTCACCAAGGGCGTCGTGCCAGAGCATCCATGGAGATACGGCAGGGACGAAGAATCCAGCTGGGAGAAGCCAAATCTAAGCGACTTCACGGACAAAAGCTGGGATGAACTGAGCGAGGAAGAGAAGAGATCCATAGCAGGGCATTTTGCTTGGGCCCCCAAAAATCCGCCTGAAAGATTTACAGATCTCAAACTGCCGCATCACGATCCGAAAACCCATGCCGTCGTTTGGAGGGGCGTCGTTGCAGCGATGGCTGCACTATTCGGAGCCCGTGGAGGCGTGGATATTCCGGACGAGGACAGAAAGAAAGTTTACAACCACCTTGCTGCACACTACCGTGAATTCGGCAGGGAGCCGCCGGAGTTCAGGTTCCTCGAAGAATTCGCAACAAAACTGCTCGAAGAGCAGCCTGATTTAAAAAGTCCGCTTTTCAAAAAGCAAAGCATGAATGAAGTAGAAAAGAAAGTGGAGGAGCTGACCGCAGAGATTGAACGACTCAAGGCTGAGAACGAAGAACTGCGAAGGAAACTCGAAAGCTACGAAGAGAAAGAGAAGGCAGCAATAATCGAGAAGATAAAGAGAGCAGCTGCGATTGTCAGAGCCGAGATCAATGAAGAAGATCTGAAGAAAGCAAATGTAGTTGAGCTCAAGCTCGTTTACGCCGATCTCGCCGACAAAATCATCTCTCAGAAAGTCGAGAAGGTCAAGACTCCAGTTGAGGATTCCGATTACATTGAAACCAAATGGGGCAGGGCTGACGTTCGAAAGCTCACTGAATTGAGGAAAATGCTCGGTCTGGAGGTGAGGTGAGATGGTGCTTGTTTATGCGGAAGGTAGGTTTGTTAAAGCTAAAGCAGGAGTGGATATAACTGCAGGGCAGCTCGTGGAATTGACGGGTGACGAAACAGTTGCTCCAGCCTCATCTGACAGCACAAAAGTTCTCGGAGTTGCTCTGATGGATGCTGCTGCAAACGAGCTCGTGACCGTAATCACTGAGGGGGTTGTTGAAGTTACTGCAAGCGGAGCGATTTCAGCTGGAGCGAAAGTTGCAGCCGCTGCAGGAGGGAAAGTTAAAACATGGACTGCTTCTGCAGCAGGAGATTCTGCGAAGATCGTTGGCATAGCCCTTACATCTGCAGCTGCTGATGGTGATAAGATAAAAATAAAACTGAAGGGGTGAGGTAAATGCCCGTGCTGACGTCTGATATTTTGCCCGCCGAACTGTTGCAGGTAATAAGCGATGTTGTGGTTGTTCAAGCAAGAGCTACAAGGGTAGGCAGGAACTTGGTGCAGGTCGAGAAGGTCGATGCAGGGGCTCAGACCTATAAGTTCCGCAAGTTCACGGGGTTCACCAGCGTTGAGGAAATCCCTGAGGGGGCTGAATTTCCGCTCGAAGGGGTCAGCTACACTGAGGAAGTCGCAACTATCAAAAAGATCGGCAAGGCGTTCATGGTGACAAGGGAGGAGTATCTGAGCAACAAGATACACAGCATTGCACAGCTTGCGAGAGATGCTGCTGAGGTTGTTGCGTTGAAGGAAGATGAAATGATAATCAGCGAGCTTGTAACAGATGCAGGGAAGTCGCTTGCGGCTACTGCACCATGGTCCTCTACCGGGAACCCATACAACGATGTTTCAGCAGCCCTCGCAAAGCTCGAAGAGGTAAACGTGAAGCCAGACGTGCTCGTGCTCAACCCATATGAAGTTGCAGATCTCAGAAGGATAGATGCAGATGCTAAGATGACGTATGCGTCCCTGATTGAAGGGCTCGGTCTCAAGGTTGTTGCAACTCCAAAGCTCTCGACCGGAACCGGCCTGCTCTTAGACACTAAGAGGGCTGGAGTTCTCGTTGTCGCGGAGGATATCACAATCGAGGGTCCCGTTTACGAACAGAAGAATCAGAGCTATCTGATCAACGTTTTCGAGAGAATTGTCCCGGTTGTCAGGTACCCGGATGCGATCTGCAAGCTGACAGGCATCTAATTTATTTTTTTCAGGGATCAGCGATGAACAAGGATGACAGAGACACGCTTTACATACTTGGAGAGTTGAACGGGAAAGTAGACAGAATTCTCTGTGAACTTCAGAAAATCAACGGAAGGCTTAACAGGCATGAAGAGCAGCTCGAAGAGCATGATAGGGCGATACAGCAACACAAAAGCTATTTTAAAATCATTGGAGGGATAATCTCAGCAATAATAACATTTATCGCGGCGATGCTGTCAAGACTTTAATTCTCAAGGGGTGTAAAGCATGATAACAGTTTCAGATGTCAGGAAAATTCTTGGAACTGCTTACTCAGATACTCCAGACGATGAAACAATACAGCTGTTCATAGATCAGAGAACAGAGGAGCTGAAAGATTTAATCGGTCTTGAAGATTTAACGGCTGCACCATATCAAAGTCTGCTAAAAAAATGGCTTCTCAACATGGTGTGCTGCAACGTTATAGCATGGGATCTGACCGGAATAGCATCAACTGAAGCCCTTGAATATTCCATTGGGGAGCTGAGGGAGAGTAAGGATAAGAATGTTGATTTAAAAATATCTTGGTACCAGACTTTCAAGGAGTCTGCCGAGCTCGCTCTGAACACGTATTTCCTAAAAACAAGGGGTTACAAATCTGTTAAGCTATAAAAAAACAGAATAGAAAAAATATTAATTCTTAGCGAATAATGACAATGAATGTGGAGAGAAGCAGAAAGCTGTTAAAGCAGCTCAAGTATCTCGTCGAGAGGTATTTTCCAGAGCTTGATGTTGAATTTTCTCACAATTATCTCGTGCTGAAGGTTAAAGATGGCGACGCAGGAAGAAGTCCTGCAGGTAATCGTGGAAAATAATGGAGTTATAAGCTTCAAGGAGCTGAAAGAGCGTTTTGGGATAGGCAGATCCGGCTCGTCGTGGCTCCCTCAACGTTTAAAGTCACTTGAATCAAAAAAGCTGATATACCGACTGCGAGTTGGGAACGAGACTTACTTCATCGCCGATCCCGATCTTGTCAAATTCGAGACAAGGGGCCGACCTGCAGGCACTTTTAGTGTAAATGCAATCATGGAGATGAAGCTGCTGAAAGCTATAGAAAATAAAATAATGACTAAATGGCAGCTAAGAAAAATACTTTGTTGGGATAACAAAACTCTCGACAAATATATAAGGTCACTTCTAAATAAAAATATGTTAATTGAGTGGGATACAGGAACAATAACACTCTACTTCACCCCAGACACGCTGAACGATGTTCTAAACGACTACTACAGAAAGCTGTACGAGAATTTTTAATGCTGACTTCAGCATTAAATTGAGTCTTTTTTCGCGGATTTCAGGGTTCTCTTTTAAAAGTCCGCCTATTATGAGACTGTAAATGGTCGACTCAGAAGAGTGCGTGCTGCTGATCTCAGATGTGCACATCGGAAGGATCACTAACTCCTACAATGTTGATATTTTCAAAGCCCGTTTGAACATCTTGAGAGACAATCTCTTTGCTGTAAAGAAGATAATAAACCGCAGCTACAAGCTACCCGTGCTGAACATCTTCTTTCTGGGAGACATCATCGACGGGGAGAACGTTTACCCGTCGCAGCCCTACAAGCAGGATTTGGATGCTGATGATGCGATCGATATTGCAGTCAGAGAGTTCAGCAACTTCATAATGTCTCTCTTCGGCGAAGGGAGAGGAAGGTTCAAGAAAATCCGCATCTGGACTATCGAGGGAAATCACGGCAGGGTTGGCAGGAGGAACTCGGAAAAAACAAACTACGACCGCATATTTTACAAGCGTCTCGCCGACCGCTTCAATTCGAGCGACAGAGTAGAGGTTAATATTTCGACGAACTGGTACAATCACGCGGAGATAATGGGCCATGGCTACTTAATGTTCCACGGCGATTCTATATACTGCTACATGAACCTCCCGTTCTACGGCATAGTGCAGCGTTCGATGAGGCTCAGGGTGGGAGGAATAAACGAGTATTTTAACGTCGTCTGCATGGGCCACTTCCACAACGTCGGGATGCTTTACTGGAACGACATTCGAATTCTGATGAATGGAACATTCTTGACGGATGATGACTTTGCTCAGAAAAGACTCGGCCTGAAGTCTGCAGCGAAGTTCTGGTTTTTTGGAGTCTCAGAAGAGAGGCCTATCACGTGGAGCTACCTTATCGATGTGGCGAGGAGAGGGTGATGGAGGAGGGCTACGAGACAGTCTACTATCTCGAGAGTGAGAACGGCAGGAAGAAGTTTGCGGTAGTCAAGCTAAATCCGTGCATAGTCAGATATCCGGGCTTCAAGGCGATAAGAAGTGGAAATTTCAAGTTTGTTCTGAGCGACGAAACTGCTCTCAACAAAGTTATGAAACGGCTCGAAGAAGATCTCAAATTTGTTATATTGAGTAAAAGACGCAGAGCCGCTGCACTTAATTTGATTTACGACGTGCTGGCTGAGGTACTCATCGATGGACTGGTTTTTGAAATTTCTGTCGAGCAAGCGTTGTATCTCTCTAACCTGCTCAAGAAGTTCGTGGACGAAGATTACGACGTCATGCGTGAAACAAGATTAGGCTTGCTTTTTGAAGAATCTTTCAAGCAGGATGATGATCCGTCATTTGTCTGATTTTTAAAGTCTACTTTCTCCCTCAACAGCATGAACGAAAAGATGAATGAACCACTTGGCCTCCCGAGAGGAAGTATTAGAGCAATTCTGGCACTGATCGTAATCAGTGGAACGTTACTCGCACACTTCTTGAGTGGGGAAGTCCCTGACTGGCTTATCTCTGCATTCGGTACGGCATTCGGCTTCTACTTTGGATCAAGATCAGCTAAGTGATCATGCCGAGAAAACCGAATTTCAGCGATCTGGCTAAGAAATTCTACGAGCGATCTCTTTTCTGGATAGCTTTTCTTATCGCTGGTCTGCTTGCTGATGAGTATATCAAGGAGGGATATCTGTTTGATCCAGCTGATATGATTGTCTATGGAACTCACGAGTTTTTAATCATGCTTTTAAGCATGCTGGGGGTGGCGATATGTCTTTTAAGGGCATCATCGAAAAGAACGGGAGAGAAATAAGTCTGATTCAGATAACTAAAACGAATGAGTCAGGCTACATCAGCAGGCAGGAAACTGTAACGACAATCAAAGCAATAATCCTGCCGCTCAAGTCAGACGAGATAATCTTTTGGCAGAGTGCAGGAGTGAACAGAGCGAGCATGAAGATGTTCACGGATGCTGAGCTAAACACAGGCTGGCAAATCGAAATCGACGGCAAGCGCTATACAATCAAAGCTTACGAGAACTATGATGTTTACAAAAAAGCAATCCTCGAGGCAGTGGAATGATCAGAGATAAAAACAACATCCCGGATTTGCTGAATTCGTTACCTAAAGAGAAGGAGAGGATTTTGAGGTTAGCAGGAGCTTTTCTTGAGGGGAAAATCAAGGAGAAGATAACTCTCAGCGACCCGGACTGGCCCCCATTGAAACCTCAAACTATAAAGCGGAAGGGATCATCAAAACCGCTGATCGACACAGGCAGGCTAAGGAACTCCATCATCCATAAGGTCGAGGGTGATGCAGCTCTGGTCGGCGTATTTAGTCGGGAAGTTCTCGTTTATGCAGCAGTTCACGAGTTCGGCAGCCCGAAGCGGAATATCCCCGAAAGAAGCTATCTGAGGAAAACCTTCGACGAGCAGAAAGGGGAGATCGAGCAGCTGAACGA